CCCATCCCTGGGGGGGCCGTGCAGTGCATGACACCTCTCTTCTCAATTGAGAAGAGAAAACCACTAAAGGAGCTCTGTTGGCCCCGGGTATTAAAGTGCGTTCTCGCCGATTGCCGAGTATCGCTCATAAACGATACAGTAGCAAAAGGGAGAACTTTCAAGATCCACCTGGTTACCCACAAGGCGTTTATAACGTCGATGTGAGTACCGTGGATGCACCATACCTCGGGGGGATGCAGACAACTGTGTCCGAAGGGCATCCTGTAAGCCAACTCGGTAAGAGTGGCCTGCAGGACATCGGCGGCAACTTTGAGACCACGAAAGAATATGTGGTTACACAAGGTGCAAGAACTAAGATTCGTGACAGTTATATCACGTCTTTTAGCCCAAGCATTGGATTGCGTGACTCAACTGAGGACGCACTCCTCCTTCCCCGGATACCCCTAACGGGGCAAAATCCGGTGACGGGCCGGCAATATCCGATCTTTCCTCTCTCGGCTAAGTCTAGCATTGCTAGTCTTAACGAAAAGGGAGCGACGGCTATTTCCCGATGCAAACCCACTAATCCACCTGTAGATGCCGGCCAGGCTCTCGGAGAGCTGTTCAGGGAGGGTTTACCTCACCTGCCAGGTCACGAAAGCTGGAAGGCCAGGACTGAGTACGCTCGTAGTGCTGGTAAAGACTACTTGAATGCTCAGTTCGGCTGGCGACCCCTTGTTAACGATATTTCTGATTTCGTTAACACCGTCAAAAATTTCGACACTGTGATTTCACAGTACGAAAGAGATGCCGGAAAGGTCGTTAGACGGAACTACAGGTTCCCAACAGAAACGTCCAGCGATTCCTGGAAGGAAAACACCGAATTTTCTGCCAAAGCATTTTGCTATGGTGGAAACGGTGTCCGTCCAGATTCGTTGGCGGCGGGAGAAGTTCAGGTCACGGAGGAAACCGTGATAGATAGATGGTTCAGTGGAGCGTTCACTTACTATCTGCCTTCCGGATACGATAGCCGGAAGCAACTTAGTAAGCTCGCGCTCATAGCCGATAGATTCGGCCTTGATCCATCTCCAGACCTAGTCTGGGAACTTACTCCCTGGAGCTGGGCCGTCGACTGGTTTTCGAATGCCGGGGACGTTATTTCTAACGTCTCCGACTTCGCAACCGGTGGCCTGGTTATGCGGTATGGGTACATAATGGAACATTCCATTAGAAAACGTACCTATACACAGCCAAGATCAGGATTTGCCCCTCAGGGCATATCCGTGGCTGCTGGACCCGTAAGCTTGGTCACTGAGACCAAGTCAAGGCGACAGGCAGACCCCTTTGGTTTCGGGGTATCCTGGGAAGGTCTATCGACTTTCCAGGCCTCGATCCTGGCCGCGCTCGGTATTTCCCGACGCGGCTAGTGTAGGTCCACTGCACAACCACCAAAGCAGGTTTATACCTGCGTTAGGAGCAATGCCTATGGCATACGCTGACCCCCAGACCATTACGATTTCGGGTACCCCCATCTCGTTGCCAAGGACTAACGTCCAGAACAACAAGAGTGAGTACACGTCTTCGGACGGACTGGTGAAGCTCACCGCTTCCCACGCCTACGGGCGTAGGACGCGCCGAGTTCTCCGGGTCGACCACTCGAAGATCGCGCCGGATCTGTTTATCCCGGCTCAGAACGCCAAACTGTCGATGTCAAATTACATCGTGTTTGACGTGCCTGTGCTAGGTTACAGTCCGACCGAGGCTAAGGCAGTTTACGATGGCTTTAAGGCCACGTTCACTGCCTCGACTGACGCACTGATTACTAAGCTCCTCGCTGGCGAGTCGTAAGACTCGACAGTTGGTTGCCTGGTGAAAAGTCATCAATCGAAACCCTTGCCGCATGTGCGATTCTTTCTGTTCTTGGAAAGAAAACCACTTGCGCTTGGGCTTTGCCTGGGATTCATCATCCTTACTCTTCTCACACTTTCTATTGTGCGAGGAGACAAGAATGGTATGGAGAAGGAACCCAAAGTTATCTTCCCAGTCCCTGGGACGATAATTAGGTGTCCTCCTCATACAGAATTCGTGATCCAAAAGTGCCACAGTGAGCTAATTCCCTCAGGTGAAATACCCTGGGGGATGCCTGGAATGTATGTTCTACAATTCCAGTAGTTCACTGTAGTAGTATGTTGTGGGCTTGGATAGCTAACGTAATCCTATTAAGGAGAACGGGCTATGAAAAGCCAACAACGGCTCCAACGCCCACGAAGGGACGATGTCCTTTTGTGGGAGATGATTGCGGACGAGTCCGCAATCAGATGTCATACAAGCACCACCCACGACAAAACAACTGTCGTGACTCGAGTCAAACATGAGGGGTTCTCGTTTCTAACGATAACCCTTGCTGACTTTGGAAAAGACTTCGAAAGAAGTCTTGACCAAGGTCATGTAGACTCCAGCGCCTTCTGTGGTTTCCACAGAAGGCGAGGTCTCCCCCGATTTCTCGGAGGTTTCCTGAGTCAAGTGTTTGACCGAGATTCTGGTGTGTTACTCGACGAGCCAAATAAGCTCGCAATCTTGGCGTTACGTCAGCTAACGCTGATGTACTCCAAGATCCTCCTCCCGTGCAGCGATGCGCGTGAGAAGGGTGCTTATCGTAGCTACGTCGAGTGTGAGCAGGATGTCGTCATTGAAGATGCACGTCGTAGCCCCATTGATTTGGAGGCATTCCGCCGTGTATCGACAATGCTTTATAGGGACTTGCTGATCTCGATAGATCGAAAGATCTATCTCGATCCGCCCGTTCCAAAGCATGGTCCAGGTGCGACCGCTGATAGATTGCATGGGAATGCAAAATACAGCCAGCGTACCTGGCCCAGACGGTTGGAGGAGAGCTTTCCAATCGAAAGTTACCTCCTCCCAACTCCCTCGTACTTCGAGGAGTTGGCCGTAGTCGACATCCTCGAGCCTGAGGCGGAAATACCCGTTCGGGTAATCTCCGTCCCTAAAACGCTCAAGACTCCGAGGATAATCGGGATAGAGCCGACTGCTATGCAATATGCACAACAGTCCCTCCTCCCCCTTATCCTCGAAGGGATCAAGAATTTCCATCTTGATTCCTTTCTCGGATTCGACGACCAAACGCCTAACCAGCGTATGGCTGCCGAAGGGTCGCTTTTTGGTGACCTGGCAACACTCGACCTGAGTGATGCATCCGATCGAGTCTCGAATCAACTAGTACTCGAGATGACACGTTCGTCTGGCCTATTGCGAAAGGCCATTCAAGCGTGTCGCTCGACAAAAGTTGATGTCGATGGATATGACGTTATGTCTATATCCAAATTCGCGTCTATGGGCTCAGCTCTCACCTTTCCCATGGAGGCTATGGTCTTTTTGACCATAATCTTCATTGGGATAGAACGAGAGCTTAACACACAGTTCTCCCACTCTCTCCTTGAGGAGATGAGGGGGAGGGTGCGTGTCTACGGAGACGATATTATCGTTCCCGTAGAATTTGTATCCGCCGTTACCGAAGCTCTCGAGCTCTTCGGAGCCCGAGTGAATCGGCGCAAGTCTTTCTGGAACGGTAAGTTCCGTGAGTCTTGCGGTAAGGAGTACTATGACGGCTTTGATGTAAGTATCGTCAAAGTCCGACGTGTGCTCCCTACTTCTAGGCGGCACGTCCAGGAGTTAATAGCCACGGTTGCCCTCCGGAACCAGTTATACTGGTCCGGATATTGGACAACCTGCCAGTGGCTAGACGAAAAGATCCGGAAAATACTAAAGTATTATCCGGTAGTCCGATCGTCATCTCCTGCGCTTGGGCGTGAGTCCGTACTACCCGTAACACAGGTAGATCGTTACTCACAAACGCTACATAGGCCTGAAGTAAAGGCTTATATACCGTACGCCAAGCTCCCTCTGGATACTCTAGAGGGACACGGTGCCCTGCTCAAATGTTTCTTGATGAAACAGGGCCTCGATGATGAGCTGGACGAGTCGAGTTTGTCGGCTCGAATGGCACATCTTTGGGGGTCTGAGATCAACGAGGACCATTTGGAACGTGCAGGACGTCCCCGGTCCGTCGACATCAGACTGGGCTGGACTACCGCTTGGTAGGCCAGTGGATCACTACACATAAGTGTGAGTGACGGGCCCGTGAGGGCCTGGTGGGAGATCCAGGTGTTGCTAGAATCCAGTTTTTCTGGAATCTAGTACCTAG